CGATAGTTTTTATAATCTCGCCAGGGGTGAAAACATCCATTTCGTGATGACAACTGAACAATCTCTTTAGCCTGTCTGCATCAATCAGTCTCATTTCTGAGTCTCCTTTCTCTTCTTCCAGGTACACACCGGGCAGATGTAGATCTTGTCCCCCGGGTGGACGCAGCTCACGTTCCAGGTCTCGCCACATTTGCGGCAGAGACGATAGGTGGGGGCGGTCATTTCAAACGCCTCCAGTTGTTTACCCGGCAAAGCGCGCGGCCATACTCTTTACTGGTCACGTTCCCGGTGCTCACCGCATTGCCCTTCGCGAAATCGACCGCCTTATTCCGGCCAAGGCCGAGGGCCATCAGCAGCTTGATTTTTCTCTTTTTCTTCATTTTGTTCCCTCCTGTGGAAGCACTCCAGAAAATATTCCCAACTCATGCTGTAGAGATACCGCCCATATTCCTTGCTGGTCATTCCGCACGCTACCATACTGGGAAATTCCACGCCGTTTTTTGCGTGTTTTTTGGCCTCGTTCCGGTCAAAACCAAGCGCCATGAATAGCTTGACTTTTCGCTTTTTTGTCACTGAAAATCCCTCCATAGTTGGCTGGGTTGGATGCCGGTGTTGTGCTGGTATTTGCCGCCGTCGTAGCTGGTGTAGTCGCCCTGGATGGTGTGGTAGAAGATTTGGCATATCTCCACGCCGGGGTAGATTCGGACGGGCTGGACGCAGGATAATTCCAACGTCCAGTACCCGGAGAAGCCCACGTCGCCGAACCCGGCGGAGACGTGGACGAAGAGGCCCAGACGGCCCACGGAGGAACGGCCCTCCAGCATGGGGACGAATCCCTGTGTTTCGGTGCGCTCCAGGGTCTGGGCCAGGTATAACCTGCCAGGCTCCAGGAGGTAGCCCTCCGTGGGGATGTGGATGGTGTGGGCCTTGTTCTCCCGCTTCATGTCCAGCACCTGGTTATCGTAAAACATGAGGGTGTCGCCCAGGCGGAGGTTGTAGCTGTTCGGGTTAAGCTGCCCAATATTGAATGGCGAAATCTTTATATTTTCGTAGAGATTCGCCAAAATCTCTTTGCCGGATAGAATCAAGCCAGTTCACCCCCACAGGCGGCGTACCCGGCGATGTCGATGTAGCTGTCTTGGGTCAGCTTGCCGGTGGTGAGGCGGGCGACTTTGAACAGGATCATCATGTGGGCCACGTCCCGGCTACAAAGCAGGGTGTCCCGGTCCAGGGCGTAGGACAGGTAGTTGGACCAGTAGGCGGCGATGGCCTCAAAATTCTGCTCCGGCTCGCCGTACTCATCGTTGCGTTCGGTGCACACGGCGGTGATGGCGGACTGGAGGATTTCATCTCGTGTCATGCTTTGTTCTTCCTTTCTCAGATGCCCAGCGCCAGGCGGAGGGCGGCGTTTACTCGGCTCATTTCCGTGTCGGTGAGTTTGCCGTCGAAGCCGGAAATGCGGCTCTTTGTGACGGAGGTGGGGCGGTGGGCCAGGACGAAGGACTTGCCGTCCCGGAAGCGGGAGGCCACCACGTCGCTGTCCCTCTGCTTGCGCCAGTCCCGGGACAGGTAACAGACGATGACGTCGTGGGCGTAGCGGTTGCTGCGGCTTTCGGAGACGATGACGGCGGGGCGGCCGTTCTCGCCGGGAGCGTTGACCTTCTGAACGAAGCAAATGTTTCCCTTGTCAAAAATCATGGGCGTTCCTCCTTCGTGTGGGGGATGGTCCCCCAGAGCGATGTTTGGTATTCCTCCTGCTGGGAGATGCGCACGATTTCTAGGTCTCCGTATTTTTCGCAGTCGTAAGCGATGGCCTCCTTGACGGCTAGAATGTCCTGAGACGGGTTTTTGATGCGAAGGGTAATCTCATACGTCATGCGGGCTTATCGTTTCTTGTGCGTGATTCTGGGCGTCGCTGTGGGTATCCGTGGAATCGCACAGTGTGTTTTGTGCAAATGGGCCGGAGATGATGTCGCTTATCAGGCGTAAACACGTGTTGCTGTGTGCGCTTTCCTGGTAGCTATGCAGGACCTCCAGCGCGTCTAAGGACAGCCCGGTATACAGTCTGGCCCCCTCTGCGTTCACGGTTGGGGCGGGGCTGCCTGTGCGGCCTAGAAGAAAGTCTGTGGTCACGCCGTAAAAGTCAGCGATTTTGCAAAGGTTTTCCAGGGTCGGGCGGGAGCTCCCCTGCCGATACTGGGCTATCGTTCGCGCTGTGACCTCCAAGTGTTCTCGGATTGCCGCTGGGTCGGACGCGAATAATTCGTCAAGCCGCCTGGCAAGCGGCGTGGTCGGGCTTTGTTTTCGTGCCATTGTTCCTCCGTTCTCGTTCCTGCGCTGCATTGGGCGCACACGTCAACCCGGTACGACGCCCCTCTCGTAGAACGCCCCAGACGATCTGGACGTGTGCTGGCCCGATGCTTGCTCACAGGCTGCTGGTGTTTTCTAAATCCGCAAAGAAGCGGTCGATGTCATCGCTGCTGACAGGGTTTGCACTTCCTGGCGCAGGCGCTTTGTTGGCGCTGTGAAAGCGCTTGATGTCCCAGTCCTCCCGGATGCACCGGCGGACGGTCAGGTTCCAGTCCTTCCAGCGGTTCTTGTTCCCCGTGGACTGGGCGGCCTCGTCGATGTGCTTGATGGCACACTCCGCACGGTCTTTGCCGTACTCGTGAACGAGGCGGTCGTACTCGGAGTCAGAAAGTCGAACCCAGCCATACTCCCCAAACTTGTGGCGCTCGGCTGGTTTTTGGTCCCCCTGAGGGGGACTAATAGGGGGAGGACATTTGTCCTCTTTCTTGTTCTCTTTCTTGTTCTCTTTCTTTTTCTTGCTTCCAACACCTTCCGAAGCAAAATCATTTTTGCTTTCTTCATCGTCGGAAGCAAAATCAGTTTTGCTTCCGCAATCTTCCGAAGCAAAATCGGTTTTGCTTAAACTTGCTTTTTTTCCGCCAGACTTGCCGTTTTCTGCCTTGCGGTTGGACGCGTCCAGAGAAGGCTGTACCAGACAGAAGATCATGCGAACGCTCGCCGGGCTGTCGTCTCCCGGTAAGGTTCCATAGAATACATAGTCGCAGATGGCGTCATAAGCTGCGGCTCTCTCTTCACCGTCAGGTATCATCCGAATTGCCCTGGCGAAGCTCTCGTAGAATGTAAATTGGGTGCGATGCATTGTTCCTCCATTTTGCTTGTTTCGCTGTCGGAAGCAAAACTGATTTTGCTTAGACAAGCTGCGAAGCAAAACGAATTTTGCTTCCGCAGATTCCAAAGCAAAATTCGTTTTGCTTGGGGTACTACTTAGAACGGCAGATGGTCCTCGCCTTCTTCCTCGTCTCCGAGGTCGGTGAAGGGGTTGACGGCGGAGGAATCTACAGGGCGTTTTTCCAGCTTGGGCGTGGGGACCTCGTACTCCCCTCTCTGGATCACAGCAATGCTGCGAGTCTCCCGAACTTTGAGGGACAGCTTGCCGTTGTATTCCTCCATACCAAGAATCACGCCGATGTACTTCCCTTCCATGTCGTGGATGCGGTCTTCGCTGAAATGGTAGTTGGGGTTGCTGTTTTCCAGGGCGGTCTTGAAGGCCTTGAAGAAGCCAAGGGCGCTTTCCTTGTAGGACCGGCGGAGGATGTAGGGCCAGCGGTCGAACTTCTCGTAGATGGAGCGGTTGTATCCTGCCAGGGGTTTCTGAGCGAAGTCCCACTCAATCTGTAAATACTCCCTGTCCTCGTTGTCCTCCACCCGGATGATTCTGGCGATGTAGCCGCCGGGCTTGGGCTTGGGAAAATCTACGTTTTCCTCGACAGTATCCCAGTTAATTCTGCGCATCTTCTGGTGCCTCCTTAATCGGGGCAAGGCCCCAGTATTCACGAATGGTTGTGTCCACCAGCTTCAGGTCGTTCTCGATCTCGGCGGGAAACATCTCCATGGGGCTCTTGGCCGTGGAATATCCCTCGGACTGGGTGACGAAGTAGTGTTTGTCCTTTTCGGAGCGGCAGAGCAGGACGATGGAAAAGAGGCCCTCCAGGGTCAGCTTCTCATCGAGCATCTTGCCGATGGTCTTGGCTTTCAGGGTGCCGTCGCTGGCCTCTTCCACGTGGTGGAGGAAGTAAACGATGGTCTCCGGCGGGGTCTTGGTGATGACGAAATCAATCAAGTTCCGGAAATTCAGGGCGATGTCCGTAAATTTGTTGTAGCCGGTCTCCTTGGCTCGGTTGAAGAACTCGAATGCCATTAAATACTGACTGTCGTCGATGGCGTAAGCCTTCATGGTGGGCTTAGACAGCGCCTTCATAATGGTGGAGTAACCGGCGCCATTCACGACTTTGAGCCGTCTGCGGAACGGCAGGGGCTTGCTAGCCACATTCAGAACGCCGATTTCGTCTGGCTCAAAATTCCGCAGAGAGGCGGACTTGCCGGAGCCGGAGGCCCCAAGAATCAGAACAGGAACACCCATTATCTCACCCCCATATTCGTGCGCTCCACCAGGGAAACGCCGGGAATCTCGAAGCCCTCTTTGAGAAGGGCGGTGACGTCGTTCTTGGAGACGGTGACAGGCGGAACCTTGAGGCAGTCCTGATACCCGTACTCTTTGAGCCAGTCGATTGCTGCGGCCTCGTCGCTTACCTCCAGGGCCTTGGACTTGCGATACCGAATCTCCACCTCCGGGGTGGCGAACGGTTCACCGGCCAGGGCATACTCCAAAAGCTGCATGAGCCGGTCCGCCTTGTTCTGCGCTACCCTCTTCCGCTCGGTCAGGGCTTTGATTTCATCAGAAATGCCCTTTACCGTGGCGGACAGGTTTTTGATGTACAGCGCCGTGTTCTTGATTTTCGCTTCTCGGTCCATGGACAGCGAATCAAACGCTTCCATGTCGGAGACTTCCCCCGTCTCCGGGTCAACAAGGTCTAAAATCGCCTTGTCGATTTCGTAGATATTCAATCCTAGTCCTCCTCGTAGTCGTTCCAGATGTTCAGCCAGTTGACCAAATCATCTTCGTTCTGTCGCAGGTACGCACTCACGCCGAACCAGTCGTTTGAAATCATGGAGTAGATGAAGTGACTGGATCTCGCTGTGAGATAATCCTCTATCGTCTCCTCTGTGAGGTCCTCAAGAAGGTTCTCGGATTCATACCTTCTTCTCATTGCCGTTCCTTCTTCCGCATTTGTAGTTTGTGGTCAATCCGTGCTTCTTCCGCCAGCGGACCACCGTGTTTTTGGAGACGTTGAACCGGATGGCGATCTCAACGTCAAGGGAGCCGGATTCCCACATATTGAAGGCTTCTTGCACCCCGTCCAGCTTGGTGGATTTGATGTTGGGCGTTTTAGATGCTCGGCTTAACTCCGTTCGTTGTTCGGCGGTCAGGAGTATCAAAGGGCGGTTCCGGCCTGAGGCGGATGCGGGTTTGTGCGTGGTGTACTTGTCGCACCCGCCGCCAGGCAGAACCTTGCTTTCCCGGCGCTGCTTCATAGTCAGCAGATAGTCACAGTATCCCAGCTGGTCCACGAAGTAGCACCCCTTGCAACCCTTTGCTCTCGCCTTGTTGTTGCTCAGAGAATAGTCATTTTGCATTAGGGACCTCGCTCAAAAGTCTTGCTAGGGTTGGGGCCGAAATGCCCCGCTTGTCTATGCCGTACCGGTCCTTCACGAAGCGGTAGCTTTTGCCTGTGTAGTCGCAGACCTCTTTAATGGTCAGCACCCGGCGACCTGCGGAGAACTGCAGAATGTCCTCCAGGTTGTCCCGATAGGCAATCGGTTCTCTTCCCATATCAGAGAACCAGGAACAGGAGCAGGCCGACTCCGATTCCACACAGGGCGATGGCGACGCCCTGGAGAATCCAGGACAGAGCCAGGGTCTTGGCCTCCTCGTGGATGCGTGCCTCCCGCTTGCGGTTCAGGGCCTCCATTTTCTTGGCTCGTGCCGCGCGCTGCTTGGGGCTGTCGAACAGCCGCTTGAACTCTTCGGACTCCAGGTCCTTGGCGATGGGGACAATGTTGGTTTCCATGTGTGTTACCTCCTAAAATTGTTGACGTTGCATTCCAAACCGTGGTATGGTAGGCTTGGAATGCCTTTACGGAAGGGGGTGAAGAAATGAAAAGCATTCTCCGTGCCCTAGCCGTGCTGTGTCTCGGTGTTGTGCTATGTGTCTCCTGTGGTTGTGAGTATCAGCTAGTGTCCAATGACCAGATGCAAACCAAGATAGACGAAGCTGTTGCAGCGGCAACGCAAGAAGCCTACAGCCAAGGACTAGCCGACGGACTGGGCCAGGCGGAAGAGGAATCAGCGCAGGAAGATACGGAAGAAGTGACCGTATATGTCACGACTTACGGCTCCAAGTACCACGAAAGCGGTTGTCAGTACCTGGAATACTCTTGCATCCCCAAAACCCTGTCTGAGGCTCAGCGAGCCGGTTACGGCCCATGCAGCGCTTGTCAGCCGCCGCAGTGATTATCCGGCTTTGATTTCGCCGGCATCCGTGAACAGGTACTCAATCGTGTATCCTGGGAAGAAATGGTCCCGGATGCTGAACGCCTCTTTCACGGTGAACGTGGGGTTTCCGTCCAGTCGATTAGAAAAGGTCCGGTCGGACATCGAGAGGAATTCGTACACGTCCTTCTTCTTGATTCCGTATCGGGCCATTTCTGCGACAAGATTCATCATGCAATCATCTCCTTTCCGATAATCACGTTCTCGTTCACAATATCTATTATATTCATAATCTCGATAATGTCAAGGGATTTTGGGAAAGAATTTTCAAAAATATGAATATTTTCGTTGACATCGAGGACGCACACAAATATAATAACGATAGGAGGTGAACACCATGACGATTGAGGAACAACTGAAAGAAATCATCCTGTCACAGTACAAGAGCGTGCGGCAATTTGCGATAGCTATCGACGTACCGCAAAGCACGATGGCAACGGTGTTTTCGCACGGTATATTGAATTCCAACATAAAGGTCATCATAAAGGCGTTTGGTGCCCTGGGCCTTGACCTGGAAAGTATCTCTACCGGGGAACTGAAAAAGGCCCCTCTCCAATCTGGGGAAAGCAGATTGAAAGAGGAGCCTGTGAAGAAAGCACAGCTTGAAACGATGCTATTAGCGCTCAAAATCATTAAGCCCGGGGAAGATATCTCGGACGAGGATCTCCGGTTCTTGTCCGTCTGGCTGGACGGTCTCGCTTCGTGGTTCAAGCATAAGCGAGAGGGCGGCGATCAGTGATCTAGGCCGCCGGTAGCTGTTCAGCTGCTGCAAAAGCTTTTCGGTGTTTGTCATGGCTGGTAGCCTCCTTTGTTGATATGGGTACAGGCTACCAGCAATGGCAAATATAGTAAAGAATCAAATATGACTATTTAGAACAGGAAGTGATTCAGGTGGTGTCACAAGAGGTGGCGCAGAGATTACGAACGATGAAGGCGAGGGCGGGCGTGAGCAATCGGGCGATTTCCCAAGGCACCGGGATACCGGAGAGCACGGTGACCAGGGCCTTCGTGGAGGGCAAGGCACCGGCATTTGAAACGGTGGCGGCGATATGCGCTTTCCTGGGCGGCTCCCTGGACGAACTGGCGGGCCTAAAACCCCCGGCTATCGTCTGCACCGGCGATGACTGCGAGCGGGTGAAGGGCCTCCAGGGGGAATTACAGGCGGCCAGGAAGAGCGACCACAAACACTTCGTGGTGTGCTGCGTACTGACCGGTATCATCGCCGTGCTGGCTGCCATTGATTTCATAATATAAAAATCCCCTCTCCATGCTGTGGACACGGAGAGGGGAACCACAGAGAGGCTTGTGGTGCGGTGGTAACACACACGATAGCCTCCTCTATTGTAACACACAGAGAGGAATATTGCAATGAAAAAACGAACTGATGGCCGGTGGGAAGAGAGAGTAAGGCTGCCGGGGATGGATAAGCCGAAATATTTTTACGGAAAGACGCAGAAAGAGGTAAAGCGAAAAATCGCTGAATGGAAAGCGGACTATGTGGAAGGCGTTAAGTTTTCCGAGGCGGTGGAAGCCTGGGCCGAATGGCACGAAGGGGAAGTAAGCTATAACGGGCACGAGGTCTATAGAGCTGCTATCCGGGATGTGCTGGAGCAGTGGGAAGGGCGCAGGATGCAGGACATTGGCGCTGATGAAGTCGAAGCCTATCTCACATGGCTGGCGAAGCGAGGCTACGCACGGCGGACGGTACAGCTGAGGCGTGACCTTCTGAACATGGTTTTTGACTACGCCATTGTCCGGAAGTGGGCAGAGATGAACCCTGTAAAAGCGGTGAGAATGCCCAAGAACCTGCCGAAGGGGACAAGAGATATTCCGACGGATGAGCAGATGAGGAAGATCGTCGACGGATTTGGGCTTGACTTTGGTACCTTTCCGGCTATACTGTTATACACAGGGATGCGGCGTGGCGAACTCCTGGCGTTGACCTGGGATGACGTGGACCTAAACGCCGGGCTTATCCACGTTACGAAGGCGGTATATTACGCCGGGAACGCGCCGGAGATAAAGGAGCCCAAGACGGAAGCCGGACGGCGTGATATTGTTATCCTGGAGCCTCTAAAAGCCATCCTGGAAAAGGAGAAGGGCACGGGGTATATCTTCGGCGGAAAGGAGCCGATGCACAAGGGAGCCGTGCGACAAAGCTGGCTGCGGTGGTGCCGGGAAGCTGGGCTCGCTACTGGTGAGCGTGACAAGGTAATCCACAAGGCGGGCCGGAAGGACTATGTCGGGATGCACTGGACACCGGAAGTAACCCCTCACCAGCTGCGTCACGCATTTGCGACGATATGTTATGAGGCGGGCCTTGAGCCCAAAGACGCCCAGAAGCTGCTTGGGCACTCGTCTGTCAAGGTGACACAGGATATATACACGCACATAACCGACAGGCGGAAAGCCGGGATATCCGACAAACTCAATAATTTTTTGGCTGGCGGTCAAAACGTAGTCAAAACGGCGGAATGCGTTGAAACTCAACGGTAATATCTTGCTTTGGGAGCAGGATGTCGGGCGTTCGAGTCGCCCCACTCGGACCACATAAGAAAAACCCCGAAACCCCTTGAAAATCAACGGGTTTTGGGGTTTTCTTCTGCCAGTATATAGGCGATGTCCAAGGAAAGATTTGGGCCTAAAATTGCATGAAATAGCCTAGAATTTTATATAATTGGGGGTCAAAATTGGGGTCAAAAGATGGGGCATGACGTGAGATGATGTATACTTGTCAAGGAGACAAGGTGACAAGATAAATGGCGACAAAATGACGGGATAAATGGCGAAATAAATGGCGAATAAAAGAGGACCGCCCTGGGGGTGGTCCTCTTTGTTATTCATTTTCTTTTCCTCCGCTTGTTACGGAACGTCGATTTCGGCGGCGGGCTTTGTTTGGGTCGGGTCCTCGCTGCACTCGGCAATGACCTCTTCGACGATGATCTGGTTGCTTTCGGTGGCGATTCTCCACTTCTCCAGAAGTTTCTCGTCGCTGGGGACAAGGCCGCCGGGGAAGCGGTTGGAATCGGGGAACCGGAAAAACCCAAGTTCGGCCTTGATGGTTTCGACTTCCTCCGGGTCAAGGTCCCAGGTCAGAAGGTAGCACTCGCCGATGGTCTCGTCGGTGATGTAATACTCGTCGGCGTAGCTGCTGGACTTGCAAGTGAGGGTCTGTGCGTGACGGGAGCGGCTGGGCTCTTCTGGAATCGCCATGTACTTCCGGCGGGTGTCAGAAGTCCACTGGTCAAAGTCGAATTCCTCCTCTTTCTTGACTGCGTAGTGGAAACACCAGGGCTCGCCGTCCTCTTCCTCGGTGTCTACGTCGTAGTAGTCGTAATCATAAACAGCGTCGCTGTGCTGCTCACAGTCCAGGTATGCCTCGGAAATGTCCGTAACCTTAAATTGGTGGTCGATGACCTCCCCAATCTTAGGGAGTTCGTCAACCACGGTATAGTTGGTGAAGTCCCTGGTGTTGGTATACTCGCTGTAGCCGGTGCAGACTTCGATTTTCATGGGTTTTTCCTCCTAGTTTTTGAGTTTAGTGTACCCGCTTTGACTGGATTTGTCAATGGGGCTGCCCTGCCTCGTCAGTGCCGGTGGGGCGGTTCCGGCAGACGCTCCAAAAGGGGGAGCGTTTCGGCTGTTAGGTCACGGTCTCCATCCATGCGGCCAACTCCATGTCTATCAGTTCGGGATAGGTCAGCCCATACTCTTCGTGGAGCCGGTCGGCAACCTCATCGGATGCGACGGCAAAGGCGCTGACTTGTCGCTCGGCGAATAGCTGGCACAGGGTTTTGTAGCGCTGGATAAGTTCTTCTTTCGTCATTTCTCCCATCTCGCTTTCTGCCCTTAGTCCAGGGGCTGGAATTTAATCGGCTCGTCGTCCTGCCGGGGGAATGTGCCGTTGGTTTTGTAGGTGACTAGGTAGGTTCCGTCGTCTATGCCCCAGTCGCCCTTGTAAATCTCCCCGTCCTCGTCTGTGAGGGTGCCAGCCTCATAGACTGCGACGTTGCTTGCGGTCTGGTCGTGGGGGGCTATGTAGCCCGCCACGCACCCAAGAACCAGGAAGAACAGGGCGAAAATGATTTTCTTCATGGTGTTCACTCTCCTTTCTTGTCGTTGTCGGTCAGCTTGGGGCCGGGGCCCTTGGGGTTGCCGGTGATAGTCTCGCTGCCGTACTTGCTCCGGATATATCCCATATCATGGGACTTGTGGGAGCGGCTGCCCTCTTCCGGGTGGTGCCAGCTCCACAGCTTTTTCTTGGAGCACCACTTTAGGCCCAGGGCTTTCAGCCGGTCCTTGTGCTCCTTGGTGTTACCACCAACCCACAGCCAGCGGCCGCAAAGCTCGACTTCCAGCCCGTCAAGGGCGAGTAGGGCGACGATGATTTCCCGGAATTCCTCGGCGGTCTCGGTGGTGGTGCGGGTCTTGCCAGTGGGGTCAGAGGCGGCCCGGGTGTTCTGGGCGGCTTTCAGCTGCTCAAAAATGGCGTCGTGCTCGGCGTTGATTTGCTGCATGGTGGCGGTATCGCCGCCAACGTCGGGGTGGTGGATCATCACCAGGCGGCGATATTCCCGTTTCAGCTCGTCCAGGGTCTTGACGTTGT